TCCTTCTATCGGTTGATAAAAACAGAACAATCTGTTATACTAGGAGGGTTAATACCCTCCTTTTTTTATGCATGATAGAAGTAACTTAAGAGATGCAGTGCTATTTGGTGATTGTCTTGAAACATTACCTATGTTTAATGAGAAGGCAAGGATGTGTGTTACATCTCCTCCATATTATGGACTAAGAGATTATGGAGGGGAGGATTCTCAGATAGGACAAGAAGAATCTCCAGAAGAGTATATTCAAAGATTAGTAGAAGTATTCCGAGAGGTGCGTAATAATTTAACAGAAGATGGAACATTATGGTTAAACATGGGTGATAGTTATTATAACTATAGACCTGGCAAAGGGCAAGCATTAGTTCAACAATCTGTATCCAATAGTAAACAAGATTTACCAGACAAATGTGCAAGACGAGGTAATAAACTTAAAGGATATAAAGAGAAAGATTTAATTGGTATACCGTGGATGTTAGCATTTGCATTGAGATCAGATGGATGGTATCTAAGGCAGGATATTATTTGGAATAAACCAAACCCAATGCCTGAGAGTGTCAGAGATAGATGTACTAAGTCACATGAATATATCTTTTTGCTTAGTAAGAATCAGAATTATTACTTTGATATTGATGCTATAAAAGAACCAACAAGAAGAAAGAGAAGTGTATGGAATATTAAAAAGAAACCATACAAAGGTGCTCACTTTGCAGTGTTTCCACCTGACTTAATTGAACCATGTATTAAGGCAGGTAGTGAGGAAGGTGACATTATATTGGATCCATTCATGGGAAGTGGAACAACTGCTATGGTGGCCAAGATATTAAATAGAGATTATATAGGATGTGAATTGCATGAAAAGTACGGTGAATTAATTAAGGACAGAGTGGATGATGGACTTAGACGATCAGGTAACATTAGGTCACCTCTTATTACAGGATAGGAAGTGTAGGAAGTGTGGTGAGGTAAAGAACCTTATTGATGGTTTCTATCGCACCAGAAAGGAGAGAGGTACTCTTCCTTCCTCTTATTCATATGAGTGTAAGGTTTGTACAATAAGAAGAATTGTTTCAACTAAAAAGAAATTAGAACCAATGGGGTGGACATATCCCGATTGGTAGTGTTATACTTTGAGGGAAGTTTAAAAATGATTATGGTTTATTTCATTGGTTGTGCTATGGTTATTACCATATGTTTGTTTGTCTACTACTTGGGACTTTATAATCCTCATTAATTATACATATCATTTGTAACATCATTAACACATGAAAGATCAGAACACAATTCATGATGAAGAATCACGTGATCAAAAATGGAATCGTGGATTGGATTTGTACATTGAATCTGTACATAAACCAGACAATCAATTACGTGCTTGTGCTCATAACCAAAAGTGTTATAACGAACTGATGGAAGTCAGAGAGCATGTATTAAATTATCTTCCCACATTAAGAAAGTAAAATGACCCAAGAATTTGTAGTCTATTCTAAAGACGGTTGCCCTTATTGTGATAAGGTGGTACAGTTACTACAGTTTGCTGAATTAAAACACGTGGTGTATAAGTTAGGAGAGAACTTCACAAAGGAAGCCTTCTATAAAGAGTATGGAAACGGAGCAACGTTTCCTCAGGTAACGTATAATGATAAACCAGTTGGTGGGTGTTCTGAAACAATTAAATTCTTACGTGAGCAAAAACATTTGGAAGTTTAATGGACATTTACATAGCAGTAGATAAAGCAATAGATGAGGTCTTCAATAATGATCGTTATGTTTTAAATCTTTATCAGTTTGCTAAGGGTTTAAAAATGAAGCGTTCAGATATGACTGAGTTTATTCACAGCAGTGTCGCTAAAGAACTCAGTGATGCTATCTATCAATTAGATGAGTACATTAAAGGAGGACGTGACAGTGAACACCAACAATTACGTGAGGCATATGGGTTTATACCTAAACCAAAGGCACGTAAAATCAGAAAGTATCTTTATGGTATGATGGAGGACGCAATTCGTTATGAACACGACAGGAGACCAGGCAGAAAAAAGACCTAAATTAGAAATAAATAAAGGCGTGGAGTTAATGCTCCGCAATAAAAAACCTGTAAAGAAAAGGAGGGAACCAAAATCATTTCAATTTATTTTTGGACAGATGGTTTCTTTCTTCAAGAGAGAAATTCACATCTACGTTGAACTTTCCTTAGACATTAAAAGGAAACCACCATAACTCAAAGGAGGATGATGAACGAGACTCTTATAGTCACCTTGACTTTTGCTACTATAAGTAGTATACTTTCTTTATTAGTTGGATTTGGAATCGGATGGTTAGCACAATCACATGCTATTAAGTCCAATCCTTATCACCGTGACAATCTACATCCTGAGATGTATGATCAACATGGGAATGTGATTCCCGACGAAATTTTAGCCCTACGATTTGAACATGGCGACAACATCAGCAGCCCTTGGACAGGGGGAGAGTTCGGAGAAGGTCACTCTAGCGAGTGGATCGAAGAGGAAGAAGAGGACAACCAAAACTAAGAAACCTCTTCCTACAGTAAAACTTCCACCTAACCCTTTCCAATCTGAAATCCTTGACTTGGTTAATAGAACTAGAGGGAGGCAGAAGAAGATTGAACTTCTACGAGAGTATCGTAATGATGCTTTGGTATCTCTTATGATTTGGAACTTCGATGATACAGTTCAGTCTGCTCTTCCTAAAGGAGAGGTTCCTTATAAAGAGAATGATGCCCCTGCAGGTACTGAGCATACGTCTCTAAGACAGGAGCAACGTCATTTCTATAACTTTATACAAGGAGGTAATGATTCGCTCTCCAAGACCCGTAGAGAGTCAATCTTTATACAAATACTTGAGACTCTTTTGCCAGATGAAGCAGCCATACTTTGTCTTGTAAAAGATCAAAGACTTGTAGCAAAGTATCCTACATTATCACAAGAACTCATTGCTGAATCCTATCAGGATATTCAATGGGGTGGTAGAGGTGGTACTAAGTATGAGGTTGGAGTTGTAAATTGAATACCAATTACACTCCCACTATATCAATCATTCATCAGAACTGTAAACCTGATGAAGATAACAATAGTAAATTGCCTTACACTGCATACCTAACTTGGTATAAAGTTGATGACAATATCCAATATGATATTGCTATGGCAGATAAGTCTTCTGAATTGTTTGATTATTATTATGACAATTATCAGAAGAATTTTATAGGTATGAAACAATCCAATGGAATGGTTGCACCTAACCGTTGGAATGTTGCAGCAGTTCCTCCTAAGAAGAGGAAAAAAAGAAAGAGAAAGGAGGAACCTAATGAGTAAGAATAAAGATGATGATGAGATGTTACGAGCACAAATCGATGCACTTATTCGTGACGAAATTCAAGAAGGAATTAATGAGTACATAGACGATACAGATAAGTCTGCTGCTGAAGGTTTTGGTATTACCAAACATGGTGATGAAAAACTTAAGGTTAATATATCTAAGAATGAAGTTGAAAAACTCATCAAAGAATATAAGAAAATAAAAAGAAGTCAAAAGTCTAATCTAAGTCAAGTCAAATTGCTAGATCAACATGGCAGACAACTCGAAAATTGATACTCAAGGGATGAGTGGTGAATCAGTTGAAGGATGTACAGATAATGTATATCCTCATGATGCTGATGGTAATCCAATCTATCCTCCTGCAAACTTTAAAGTATGGCCTATCTTTGAAGAGAAAGAAAGGCAAGAGTTAAAGGACATTATCAACGAAGTCCTTGATGAAAGAGAACATAGGAAAAGACTCAATGGTCCTTATGATGTTTATGACTCATGAGTAATGTAGAAGCAACCGCAGGTGGTGAGTATTTTGATGAACATGGATGGCCAACTACTCCACCTATGAGTGATAGAGAATGTATCTACCGTTGTCTTGAGAACTGTGAACAGTTAGCAGGTCTTAATAGAAAACAAGTACAAAGATTGATACTAGATTTTAAGACTAAGAAAACTGAATCTATACGTAACGAGGAGTACCCAGTGCTATGAGATTAGGTGTTATGTGTTCTGGTAACGGAACCAACTTCGAGAACATACTCCGAACCTGTAACAAAGATGAAGTTGTGATAATGATACACAACAAAAAAGAATGCGGTGCTTTAAAGAGAGCGGCTAAGTATGGTATTCCTCACTGTTATGTGAATGCCAAAGACGAAGATAAGATGATAGAATTATTCAAGGCATATCGTGTTGATCTCATTGTGTTGGCAGGATACATGAGAGTGATTAAAGATCCTGGTTCTTTCCCTGCTCCTATTATCAATGTGCATCCTTCATTACTTCCTAAGTACAAAGGATTAAATGCCGTTGAACAGGCAATGGAAGCAGGTGAGGAGTTTACTGGATGTAGTGTACACTATGTTAATGAGGAATTAGATAGTGGAGAAATTATAATGCAGGGACTTGTTCCCATACTTCCAGAAGACACTATCAAATCATTAACCAAGGCTATTCAAAGAAAAGAATATGCCCTACTACCACTAGCAATTGAACATGTTAAGCACACACTACAGACTGCAACTTACTGATATCCTATGCAGGATCATCACAACTGATGGTGTTCCTGTCTCTTTAGAAGAGCGTGTATGGATGAATAAGTTGATTGAACACAACGCATCAGCACGTGCTATTCATGATGAAATGTTAAAAGATTATGAAACTGTATCATAAGATACAAACCTACTTGACTATATAATATAACTGTGTTATTATTAACACAATCGTTCGACCCCCTTCGACGGGGTTGCAAGTAAGTCACGGAACGGAGCGTTCATCCTCATGGAGTTCTTACTCGCTACTCTCCTCACTTGTGAGGAAGCAAATGGTATTATCGATAAGATAAAACCATCGACTGAAAACCATACTGAACTAGTTCAGATGGTACAAATGAGTGCAGAGAAGGAATGTTTTCCAGAGGACGCACATGACTGAAGGAACGGGGCCTAAAAATCCAACTACTTCAGGAGTAATCCAATGGCACAAGTCACCTACCGTGGAGTCTCATACGATTCCACAGAGTACCGCAACATGGTACAGGCAGAAGCAAAACAGAGAAACTTCGATCTAATGTATCGAGGTGTGAAGGTTTCTAAGAAACTAGTTTCTGCATAATATCTGACTTACAGATACTTTTAAAGGAGGGGGGTTGACACCCTCCTTTTTTTGTGTGATAATATATTTGTTGGGTTGATCACCCGACACGGGAGTGACTGAATAAACTTGCTGGCATAAGGCTAGTTAAGGTGATGAGACACAGGTGGTGCTGCACGTTGAAAACGTGAATCGACTTACCAGTCGGGTCTCAGACGGTGAGGTAAAAATCTACTCATGTAGCAATGCCCCTTGCCTGTTGGTATACATTAATCCAACCTCCCACCCCTCTTTTATAAATACCTTATGGACAAAGAGAGACTAAAATTAATTGTCAAGAACCTTAAACTCTTAGTTGATTCTTTGGAGTCTGAGGTTTATTCTGATGTTGATGCTTATACATCAGAACTACCTGCATTTTCTGCACCTCTTAATGATTATGAAGAAATCTTCGATGACGATGATGGATACCCAGATTAGGCAACAGACATTAACATTGTTACTTAAAAAATTTGGTAACACTCATACAAACAAAGCAATCTATGAGTGTGCTGATGATTGGAGTAGTAAGCAGGTTACAACTAGTGGTTTAGTCCTCTATTTTAAAGCGTACTACGGTAAGTATGAAAGACAAGAAGGCAGCCAAATTGATACTCAAGAGGGCAAAGAAACATCCTGAGTTATATTCTAAGGAAGAAATAAATTTCGCTAAGAATTTTAAAAAACATCTCAAACTTGAAAAGAAACATCATGAACGTAAACTTGGTGACAGTAACCCCAGAGGCGGAAAAGATGATGGGGTACGTGGCAAGAGTGAGCAACCCCAAGAATCAAGACAACCCAAACGTCAGTGGATTGTTAAGTTACTGCATCAAACACGGTCATTGGTCGGTTTTTGAGCAATCATATATGACTCTGGAGATTAATACCACCAGAGGACTAGCAGCACAGATATTAAGGCATAGATCATTCACCTATCAAGAGTTCTCCCAAAGGTATGCTGATAGTAGTATGCTAGGTAAGGAGATACCTTTGCCAGAACTACGTAGACAGGATGATAAGAATAGACAGAACAGTATTGATGATGTAGATCCTCTTGTTGTGCAGGATTTTAATAGTAAGATGCAGAAACATTTTGTAGATGGGATGCGTTTATATAAAGAGATGCTTGATGCTGGTGTTGCTAAGGAGTGTGCTAGGTTTGTATTACCGCTTGCTACCCCTACTAAGATATACATGACTGGTTCATGTCGTTCATGGATACATTACATTAACTTACGTTCTGGACATGGTACACAGAAAGAGCATATGGATATTGCTAATGAATGTAAGAGAATATTCTCTGAACAGTTCCCAGTAGTGGCAGAAGCACTTGCTTGGGTCTAAATAACAATACATTATTAAGTTTTATGGCAACGTATCCTGTAGTTAACACAGAAACTGGTGAACAAAAAGAAGTCAAGATGAGTGTTCATGACTGGGACCAGTGGTGTAAAGATAATCCTGATTGGCTGAGAGATTATTCTGATCCATCTACCATGCCTGGTGTAGGTGAGGTTGGTGAATGGAAAGATAAACTTCTTAATAAGAATCCTGGATGGGGAGAAGTCCTTAAAAAGGCAGAAAAATCTGGTGGTATTAATGCGAGATTAGCAAAAAGAAATATCGGTACAACACAAGGACTGGGGGACTATTAGTATGCCAAGAAAGAAAAAGACTGATGATCCCATTGGAGTAGGACTAACGGCTAAACAAATGAGACGAAAGAAACCTATCAATGCAGATCTCCTTGTAGATATTGATCCACTTACTGCAAACCAAGAGAAATTTTTTGAAGAATATGATGCAGGTAAACATTTGTTTGCCTATGGATGTGCTGGTACAGGTAAAACATTCATTGCATTATACAAAGCACTTAAAGAAGTTCTTGATTTAGATACACCATACGAAAAGATTTACATCGTTCGTTCTCTTGTATCAACACGTGAAATTGGTTTCCTACCAGGAGATCATGAGGATAAATCTTATCTCTTTCAGGTTCCATACAAGAAGATGGTTAAGTATATGTTTGAGATGCCAACAGATACTGACTTTGAATTATTATATGGTAAACTAAAAGAACAAGAGACTATGACGTTCTGGAGTACTTCATTCATTAGAGGTACAACACTTGATAATGCTATTGTTATAGTTGATGAGTGTCAGAACTTGAACTTTCACGAATTAGATAGTATAATAACTAGAGTAGGAGATAATTCTAAGATTATTTTCTGCGGTGACGGAGTTCAAACTGACCTTCGTAACAACTCTGAACGTGCAGGCCTTGGTGATTTTATGAAAGTTATTTCTATGATGGAATCATTTGCTGCTATTGAATTTGATATCAATGATATCGTTCGTTCTGGATTGGTAAAAGAATACATCTTAGCAAAGCATTCTCTTGGTATGTTATGACGTTTGAGCATTGTAATTTTCTTGGTGACATTGAATTAGAAAAGAAAGAAACACCTGGTTGTAGACTGTATCAAGTCCCCAACGGTGAGTGGGTTCCTTCTATTACTTCTGTTACTAGTTTCTATAATCGACACATCTTTGCCAAATGGCGTAAGCGTGTGGGTGAGGAAGAAGCAAATCGCATTACTAAGAAAGCAACTACTCGTGGTACTGATTACCATGAAGCAGCACAGTCTTACTTAGAGAATAAAGAATTGGATTGGAATAACTTCCTTCCAGCTACACAATTTATGTTCCATCATGCTAAACCTTACCTTGATAAGATTCAAAATGTTCATGCAATCGAACGTACTCTCTACTCAGAGTATCTTGGCATTGCTGGTCGTGTTGATTGCATTGCTGAATATGAAGGCGAACTAGCAGTCATTGACTTTAAGACATCTGAAAAGATTAAACCAGAGAAGTGGTTAGAGAATTACTTCGTTCAAGAGACTGCGTATGCATGTATGTATTATGAATTAACAGGTATACCTGTTAAGAAACTTATCACTATGATGGTTACACCTGGTGGTGATGTAAAAGTATTTGACAAACGCAACAAAGACGAGTATATTAAGCTACTAGTTAAGTATATAAAGAAATTTGTCACCTCTAATCTGCAATCTCATGGTAATGGATAAAGAACTAAACGAAGTGTTGGAGAAGAAGTTTCTTTGTCCATCCAAATTTGCACAGGATATAGAAAAGTTAGTGCAAGAAAATGATTCACTTAATTATATCGAAGCAATTATAGTTTATTGTGATGAGAACACAATTGAACTTGAATCCGTACCTAAATTATTATCAAAGCCTCTGAAAGAAAAATTAAAGTACACAGCACAGGAGTTAAACTTTTTAAAACGCACATCCCGTGCGAAATTGCCAATCTAGTTTCATAAAAGCCCGAAAAAAAATCCCGCCAAATTTTTCCCCTATTACTTTTTTAAAAATGGAAGATGATCATTTGCCAGAACATATCAATAATCTTTGGGAGGATATGGATCGTCTCAATGCATTATATGAAGAACTTATGTGGGAGCATGATGTTGAGTTAGAGTTTAAAGCAGACTACGAAAACAATCGGATTATTATCAAACCATTTGAGGGATGATGCCATTTGAAACATATAAAACTTATCTTGCAATGAAGCAACACTTCACTAGAGATAAGTATGATTATCACAAGTACTGTGGTCGTTCTCGTGCTTCTTTAAATGCATTTCATAAGCGTAAGGACAGATACTTCTTTGAGAAGATGGCTAGAGCACATCCAGATAAGGAGATAGAAGATTTTTTTGTAGCAAACTTTGTATCATGTAAAGATCCAGAGACATTATGGATAGGAGAGATTATAAGAGAGGGAGATAATAATTTTAGACAGTGGCAGAAAAAAGTTCAGTCGCTGTCTTATGTTTTTAAAGAAGATGCTACATCATTGTTTGATGAACAGAGAGTCGATGATGTCTTTGATTGTAGTAATGGACACCCTCCTATATTAAAAAGTTATCTTGGTGGGTTTACAAGTTTGGAAACTCTGGTAATATGTGATAGAATACTTGGGTACGTTAAAAACTTTGATAAGAAGTTAAAGGATCCAGTGTGGGAAACCGTCAGTAGACGGATTAAAAAGTACACACCCTTCCTAAATATTAATGTACACCGTTACAAAAAAGTTCTAAAAGAGGTTGTCATTCATGGCCATGACTAATGATGAAGTACTTAAGAGTTTAAAAGAGCAACTGATATCTGTCAGTGAGACTCGTCTTAAACTTCTAGGTGCTATTGATGTTCTTGAACAAATTCAAGAGAGTCAAACTGAAACTGAAACCCAAACAGAAACAACTGAGGAGGTTGAAAGGAATTGACGTTTTTCGATTCAGATCTTGTCCGTAAGGAGATGACTGACATTCAAGAACTCCAAGAGGAGATCTATGGTAGTGTCTTTAATTTTCCTCAGATGGATAATGAAGAAAAGGAAGAACATATTGATTTACTTATGGAACTTCTTGACAAACAAAGGATACTCTATGCTCGTATGAGTTTATCAGATGATCCTCAAGCGAAAAAAATGAAGGAGAACATTCAAGAATCTGCTGTTATGATGGGGATGCCCAAAGATGTCGATATGTCCAATGTCTTTGCCAATATGGAAAAGATGATTGGGATTATGAAACAGCAGGTTGACAATAGTTCTTTTTGATCTTATAATAAACAAGTACAAACAAGCCAAATCTCAAAACAAAAGCCAAATCTATGTCTTTTTCAAGCCTAAAGAAACAGTCTTCTCTTGGATCGCTGACCTCCAAACTAGTTAAGGAGATCGAGAAGACGAACACTACCAAAGGTGGTGCTGATGAGCGACTTTGGAAACCAGAACTGGATAAGTCTGGTAATGGTTATGCTGTTATTCGTTTCCTTCCTGCAACTGATGGAGAGGATCTACCTTGGGCAAAGGTATACTCCCATGCATTCCAAGGACCAGGTGGTTGGTACATTGAGAATTCTCTCACCACTCTTGGTGCTAAGGATCCTGTATCAGAATACAATAGGGACTTATGGAACAGTGGTAATGATGGTGACAAGGATGTTGTTCGTAGACAGAAGCGTAAGCTTTCCTACTATGCAAACATCTATGTTGTGAAGGATCCAGTTAATCCTCACAATGAAGGAGGAGTCTTCCTATTCAAGTTTGGGAAGAAGATATTTGATAAGTTAACGGCCGCTATGCAACCAGAGTTTGAAGATGAAACACCCATTAATCCTTTCGATTTCTGGCAAGGTGCAAACTTCAAACTTAAGATACGTAAGGTTGATGGTTACTGGAATTATGACAAGTCAGAGTTTGAGTCTCCTTCACCTCTCCTTGATGACGATGATGCACTTGAAGCACTCTGGAAAAAAGAGTACCCACTTGCAGACTTTACAGCACAGTCTAACTTCAAATCATATGAAGATCTAGAACGTCGTCTTAAGTCTGTACTTGGACAGAAACAAGCACAGCGTCCTCGTATTGATGAGGAAGTTGCTAATGAGGAATTACCTCCAAGACCTGAAGAACAGGTTGCAGCAACTGTAGCATCTGCTAGTTCAGATGCTGATGAGGATGATGCTTTAAGTTATTTCCAGAAACTTGCTGAGGAATAATTAACCCAAGTTCGGGTTGGATGCTCTCTTGAGAACTGGGTTTATATATTCTGTAGACTGTTCATAATCTAAGAGAGTTTCGATATCATCTAATACTATTGACACATATTCAGGCTTCAGGAGGTTAATGTTTCTTTTATCCTCTTGAAGTCTGTCTTCATATGTACGGTAAGTGATACCCTGTATTGGACTTACTTCAACTATCTTGTTGGTTCCACTGTCTAAGAAACTTACTTTATATGTTGAGTCAACTTCCATTTTTTTAGGAACAAATACTTTTCCTTCAGAGTCTTTTATCTCTTCAGTCTCGTAGAATTTAATAACATCTAGTGCATCAGTATCGTTACCATATTTTTCAATCAAATAGTTTCTATAATCTTGTTGGGTTAATGGCCATTCATCTCTTACATTGACAATATTGTTTGAGAGTAGGACAATCCAATCTAAATTTGAATCACCGTAGACTTTGTATGCAACTTCATCTGGACGTTCATCACCAACGATTTGATACTTGGTGAATGACATGAAGTCTGCAAATAAATCTTCTCTTATGATAGGTCTACGGAAAAGATTTTTAACAGTAATAAAATCCTTATTAGTTTTTCTCTCATTAATACGAGAGATGTACTCAAAGTTTGGTAGGTTGCGGAAGTATCTAGACATTTTAGAATCCTATTACGTTGTCGTTATCACCATCCAACTCTGAGTAATCCATATCTACAATTGGATCGAGTTCTGTGAATGACATACTTATATCGTAAGCAGTCATAGATGAGTTGGGTAAGGTCATGTAAGTATTATCAGGTACATAGTTCACAGTGAAACTAGTACAAGCACATTTTTTTATAGTGTTGATAAATGTGTGCTGCCTTCCTTGTTTGTTGTAAAATCTAGGTTGGAATATATTAGGAGAACTAAGGAACAAATTTGTCGTAGTTTCCTTTACTGACATTCCTTGTTTAAAAAATCTAATGATGCTTCTAACCATTCTTGATTCTAAATCACTTCTTGGTGTAAGTCTAAAACTATA